GATACGTTCCTATTGTTGTCTGAAAGGACAAGCACGTTAGCAAGTACGCTTGACGATAAATACTTGGCTATAAAATTAGGTTGCTCCTAATATTGCGATAACAAACAATAGGGTTAAAGATACTCCTGCCTAGCCACAGACTCAAGCAATGGGGGCAGTCTTGTGAGAACCACAAGAGAGTGAAATTCTCGTGGAATTGATTAGCAATCAATCGTTTAATGATTTCCTAATGACTGAAGGGTTCGAGGAAAAATATCAGTCAGAAATAATAAAGAAAAATATAAAGCCAGAATATGTATTATTTTGGCTTTTTTTACATTTAGGAGGGAAATAAAAATGAGAAGAAAAATATATAAAGTAAAAGTAAAAGTTCAATTTGAAACAACAATGGATCATTCGCAAACAAGTATGGAAAAAGCAAAACAAGATGTAGAGAAATTAATAAATGATTACATAAGAGAAGGATTAGATATAAAGAAAGTATTTGAAAAGCCACCACGTTTAATTTTTAAAGTAGAAAAACATAATGGAACAAGAAATTAATATAAAAAAAGGTGATGTTTTTTTTGCAACGTTTGAACAATTTATAGGAAGTGAACAAAAAGGCGATAGACCAGTGGTGGTATTACAAAATGACGTTCAAAACAAATATAGTCCAACAACAATTGTTGCGCCTTTTACAAAAGTTTTAAAAAAATCAAAAGCACCAACGCATATAGTGATACATAAGAATGATTATTTAAAATATGATTCAATGATACTTTTAGAACAAACAAGAGTAATTGATAAAAGTAGATTACAAAAGTATATTGGAAGTTTAAATGATTTTGAAATTAAATTAGTTAATCGTGCATTAGTAAATGTATTTGATGTTAATATAATTGATTATTTAATAAAAAGACTTAAGTTAGGAGGAAACAGATATGACAACTACACTAAAAAATTATTTAGTGACTATTATAACAAAGAAATCCAAAATTAAGGTTAATGTAAAGGCGAATAATAGCAAAGAAGCAAAACAAGCAGTAGCAGATGTTTTAACAAAGTGTGATTATTTTGGATTTAAATCGTTAGATGAATTTAAATTAAAATGTGTAAGAACTTATAAGGAGGTTTAAATGAATAATTCTGATATAAATAAATTGATAGAAAAATTAGAAAAATGTAAAAATATAGATTTGAGTGAAATTGATATAAATGAAGTGGATGAACTTACAAATATAAAAATAGATAGGAGAAAATCAAGTGATGAAAGAATACTTGATTTTTTAAATGAAGTAAAAAATCCTTATGTTTTTAAGGTTAATGGAAAATTAGTTAGAATAAGATTTTCAGATACAGAAAAAACAGCTGATGATTGTTTAACTTCTGTATTACAAAATTTATATAGATAGTCAAATGTGCAAATAAAAAAATCCCACCTTCGTAAAAAAATCATTTTTAAATTATGATTTAGGTGTTGAAAGGAGGGGAATATATGTCAGGACGTGGTAATAAGAAAATTAGCAAACAAAATCCTAATAACATAAAGTGGAATTTAGGTTTATATACTAGAAGGTCATTTGATGATGGGGAAACACAAGAATCATACACTATAACTAATCAAAAAGCTTTAATAGAATCGTTTTTAGAGAATAAATCAAATATTACAATAGAAGATTATTATATTGATGATGGATACACAGGAACAAACTTTGAAAGACCAGACTTTAAAAGACTGATGAGAGATGTTGTAAATGGAAAAATAAATGGAATAATCGTAAAAGATTTATCTAGATTAGGCAGAAATCATAAAGAAGTTGGTAAGTATATTGAAGAAATATTCCCCATTTATGATTTAAGAATAATATCTGTAAATGATAATGTAGATTCCTTTTTAGACCCAGAATCAATAAATAGTTTAATTGTACCTGTAAAAAATCTTATGAATGAAAATTATTCAAGAGATATATCAAAGAAAGTTTCTAGTGCATACGAAACTATGGCTAAAAATGGAAAGTTCGTAGCAGGAACTCCCCCTTATGGATATATGCTTGACCCTAATGATAAACATCATTTGATACCAGATGAAAATGAAGTTGAAATTGTAAAGAAAATATTTGATATGGCATTATCCGGTAAAGGAAGAATTAAGATATGCAAATATCTTAATGATAATGGAATTTTATGCAGAAAAGAATTACAAAGAAGAATAAGACGAGATTTAACATTAGAGCCTTTTGAGATAATTTCTAAATATTTATGGAGTACATCTACAATAGGACGAATGTTATCAAATGAAACTTATATTGGAAATTTAGTCCAATTAAAAACAAAGAAAGCATCTTTTGGAACTGGGAAAATTATCACAAAAACAAAAGAAGAATGTATTCGTTGTGAAAACACGCACGAGGCGATTATATCTACTGATGATTTTAATAAGATACAAATAATTATTAAACAAAATGAGAAACCGAAAAAATCATCTTCACCAGAGAATTATTCAATATTTAGAGGAATTTTAAAATGTGCTGACTGTGGCAGAGCTATGACAAAACAAGAAGATTTTAGAGGTACACGTCAATTATCAAATTATTACTGTATGAGTTATTTACACATAAGTAAGAGTTGTACACCACATAAAATAAAAACAACAGATTTAGAAAGTTATGTTTTAGATGCAATTCAGATGCAAATAAAATTAGTAATTGAATTAGAAAAAAGTTTAACTAAATTGTATTTTAATAACAATCAGAGTTCTATTGAAAATGAATATAAAAACAATGTGAGAATTGCAGAAATTAAAATAACAAATCTAAAAGAACAAAAAAGAAAATCTTATGAAGAATGGAAATTTAAAAAAATAGAAAAAAATGAATTTATGAAGATTTCAGAAGATATAGATAAAAAAATAAGTAAGTTAAATGAAGATATAGAATTATATGAATCAACATATAAAGAAACAATAAAAAGAATAAGGAAAAATGATTATTGGATAGGACATTTTAAAAGAAATAAAAAGATAAAACGATTAACAAAAGATGTTTTAAAAGAGTTAATAGAAGTAATATACGTTACTAAAGATGGAAATGTTGATATTAAATTTAAATATAATGATGAGTATTTAGGTTTATTAAATTATTTGAAAAGCGAAGGAGTGAAAATAAATGAAAAAATGGAAGTTAGGAATTTATCGCAGGCGTTCATTTGATGAAAGGCTTGAAGAAGAATCAAATAGTGTAGCAAATCAGAAGAAAATGATAGATGATTATTTAGTTGACAAAAATGATATAATAGTATATAAAGACTATGTTGATGATGGATACACGGGAACAGACTTTAATAGACCGGGATATAAAAAAATGTTGAGTGATATCCAAACAGGTAAGATAAATGGTGTGATAGTAAAGGATTTATCAAGATTAGGGCGTAATTATATAGAAGTTGGAAATTTTATAGATGAAATAGTACCACAATATAATTTAAGATTTATATCTATTAATGATAATGTAGATTCTTATAAAAATCCTAATGTAATGGATTCGCTAGAAATACCTTTTAAAAACTTAATGAATGAAAGTTATTCAAAAGACTCATCAAAAAAAATGAGAACATCTTTAAAGGCTAGTAAGAAAACTGGAAATTTTATTGGAAAAATTGCACCTTATGGTTATTTAAAGGATCCAGAAGATAATCATAAATTAATTATAGATAAAGATGCAGCTCACAATATTAAAAGAATATTTGAACTTGCGTTAAAAGGAAAAAGCAAACAAGAAATTGTTGAAGAATTAGAAAAAAATAACATATTAACACCAAGTGTATATTTAAAAGAAAAATATAATATAGAAGTAAGTAAAACAAGTAAAAAATGGAATACAAGAATGTTAGATTCTATTTTGAAAAATAAAACTTATATTGGCTCATTAGTTCAATGCAAAAGAACTAGAATAAGTCATAAAACTCACAATATGGTAAGAGTAGCAGAAGATGAATGGGTTATTTCCAATGACAGACACAATGCAATTATTCAAGAAAATATTTTTAATCAAGTGCAAGATATTTTATATAATAGAAATGTTAGGGTTAATAAAAAAGGAAAATTTTATAAATATACAGGTTTTATTAAATGTCCGGAATGTGGAAACAATTTATATAGAATTGCCACTAAAAGAAATAATATAGAAACAGTATTTTATTATTGTAGTACTTATATTAATACTAAAAATTGTAATAAGCATTACATTCTTGAAAAAGAATTAGATGATATAGTTTTAGAAACTTTGAATAAACACATCCAATTAGTGTGTGATATAGAAAATAAAATTGATGATTTAATATCTTTTTCAAAGGTTGAATACAATATTGAGGTAAAAAAGTTAAGACTAGAAGAAATAGAAAAAGAGTTAAAACAATATAAAGATTTACTAGATGAATTAGTTAAAGATTATAAATGTGATTTTATTTCACAAGAAGATTATGATGATTTTAAACAACAATATTTATATGAAATTAATAAATTAAATATTGAAAAAGAAGAATTAAGCAAAAGTAAAATAAACACTTATAATTTAAAATGGTTAGAAAAATTTAAAAAAGCAGGTACAATAGAAATAATAGATAGAAATATTGTAGATGATTTTATTGAAAATATATTTGTTAATGATGATAGAAGTGTTGAAATATTGTTTAGATATAGAGATCAATATAATGATGCAATAAAGTATCTAAAAAATCAAAAAAATATGATATAATATATTTTGGATTTGTACTTATATATAAGAAAGGAAAAGTGATTTTTTATGTCAAAAAATAATAATGATGGTGTTCTTAATAAAAGCGTAATCAACTGGTATCCTGGACATATGGAGAAGGCTAAAAGAGAAATAAAAGAAAAATTAAGTTTAATTGATATAGTTTATGAGGTTATTGATAGTAGAATGCCTTATAGTTCTAAGATTAAGGATATAGATGATTTGGTTAAAAATATACCTAGAATACTTATTTTTAGTAAGTATGATTTATGTGATAAAGTAGAAACCAACAAATTTATTGATTATTATAAGTCTTTGGGTTATATAACTGTTACTACCACTTTAAATGATAAAAAAGACATTAATTCGCTCGTAAATAGTTGTAAGGGTATTATCAATAAAATAAATGATGATAGAAAGAAAAAAGGAATGAAACCTAGAGCCATTAGAGCATTAGTTATTGGTGTTCCTAATGTGGGAAAAAGCACTTTAATTAATAAATTAGTTGGTAAGAAAAAAGCTCCTACGGGTGATAGGCCTGGCATTACTAAAGCTTTAGGATGGATTAGAATTAATAATGATTTAGAACTTCTAGATACACCTGGTATTTTATGGCCTAAGATAGAGAGTGCTATGGAAGGTTATCATTTAGCTGGATTATCTTCAATAAAAGAAGATATCTTAAATAAAGAAGATTTATCTATATATTTATTAAGAAGATTATATGAGTTGTATCCCCAAAAAGTAGAAGAAAGATATGGAATGGATGAACTAGGGGAAGATATAATTCCAGTATTAGATTTGATTGCAAAGAAAAGAGGTGCTTTA